GCGCTTGCCCTTGCGGGTGAGGGGGATGAAATTCGGGCCCTCGGTCGAGAATCCGAGCTCGTGGAAGATCCCGTACAGGGCCCCGGAAAGCGTCACCTCGAGCTTGGTCGGGCCGACCTTGGCCGCTCGAGCTCCGATGCTGCGCTGCAGGTTCCCGGTGTCGCGGAGGGGCTGCCCGCCGGCGCGGTAGCTCTCGCCGGCAATCAGGTACTCGGTGACCTTCTCGGTGACCACCTTGACCTTGCCGTTGGCGGTCTTGCGGGTCTTGGTGACCAGCCGTTCCCTCGTGGCCTTGGGCTCGACCCCCTTGCGGGGCTTGCGGCTGGTCCAGTACTCGGCCTCGACCGCCTGCAGGGGCGCCAGCAAGGCCGGACGGCCGCCGGCGCCGCGTCCGGTGCCCGTGGCGATGTGGCGCTTGGCGTAGGAGGCGATGGCCTGTGCAATGCCCCTCTGGACGTCCTCGCTGGCGAGGGCCTTCGATACGCGTCGCTGCCAGCCGTCCCACTGCGGGCGCACCGTCAGCCTCCCGGCATCGTGTTGGGCTTGCGCGGCGGGAAGAAGGAGCTCGTGGAGACGTTGTTGTAGTAGGCGAACGTCTGCAGGGGGGTGGCGCGAACTTCCGGCAGGCCCGCGTTGGCGGCCTTGGCGAGCGCTCCGAAGATCATCTTCCCGTCCCGCAAGGCCTCGAGCATGGAGTAGGCACGCTTGAGGCGCTCGTCGACCGCCGGCGTGAGCTTCATCGCTCGGCGCTGGAACAGGAATTCCACGGCCAGATCGACCACGAGGGTGACCAGCAGCGGGTCGTGCGCCGCTGCGAGCTGCGTCAGGTCGAGGTCGGTGTAGATGCTGCCCACGCGGGCATAGGCGGCCACGATGCCCGAAGCCCTGTCGAGGGCGTGCGTCGTGACCGGGTTCGCTCCGAGCATCGGGCTACCGAGATCGCTGCAGAGCTGGGCAATGACCTGTGCGTCGAGGGAGGCCTCGAGGTCGGCATAGGAGGCATATGCGGTCATGGCGTTCCTCCGAATGGCACGGGAGGGCAGGGGCCGAAGCCCCTGCCCCCCGTGCGCGGCGAGGGAGAATCAGGCGGTGACGTTGGCGACGAGGACGCCACTGACCGGCGCGACCAGCTCCGAGGTGGAGTTGTCGATCACGCGGCCCTTGATGCGGCGGTTCTCCGGGTCGTCCCAATTCTCGACGGTCATGTCCTCGAAGGCGAAGATCTGGGTGGTCGAGAAGCTCGTGCTTCCCTCGACCCCGATCAGGCCACCCGGACGGCTGACGAACACGGCGCTGTTGCCGTAAACGTAGCCGCTGGTGAGCGACGCGGCGCCCTTCTTCGACGTGACCTTGACCGAGTCGTCGACGACCAGCTGCACACCGAAGAGGTTCGGCGGGAGGCCGAACTTCGAGAAGGTGTCGGCGCCCTGCAGGAAGGGCAGCGCGGCGGGGTAGTTCTTGACGTAGTCACGAACTTCCGAAGTCTGCGAGAGCAGGTTCGCCACCGTCGGGCTGATGACCATCATGATGTCCTCGCTGCGAACCGCGCCGGCCGTAGCGAGCGAGATGCGCTGGAGGGCCGTCTGGATGCCCTTCTGGATGATGTTGGTCGTGGAGCCGGTCCACGCGGCGCCCGAGATCGCGGTGCCCGTCGCGTAGTAGTTGCCGACGGCGGTGAAGGCCGAGACGGCAGCAGCGTTGGTCAGCGCGGTGGCCGTCCGCATGGTGCGGGCGGTCATGGCGAGCTGCGCCTTGCTGCGAGCGTGCTGCGCGACGATGTCCCACGCCGCCTGCTTGACGGTCTCGTTGGGAACGTAGAACGGGAAGGCGCGACGGATGCAGGAGAACGGCACGAAGTCGTGCTGGTTCGTCTTGCCGACCGGAGCATCATTGCCGAGCGGCCAAACGAACTCGTTCTCGTCGGTGACGCGAACGTTGTCGTTCGGGTCGAGACGGAGGTAGTAGCCGGTCATCTGATTGGCCGGAACGAGCTGCGCGTAGCGCGTGATGGCGAACGTGTTCACCGCACGGGTGAACTCGACCTGAAGAGCGCCCGTTGCGAGGGCGTTGGTGGACGGGACGTAGGTATTCAGTCCGCCACCGACTGCGACGTAACTCATGGTGTGACCTCCTTTGGGTCAGATGTGATCAGAGCGCCTTGGTGGCGGGGAGACGGTAGGCCCAGAAGATCTGCCCGGAGGCAGCGGCTTCGAGAGCGACGAAGAGCGGCACGTTGCCCGAACCGGCAGCGGTGATCGCAACGCCGCCCGTCGAGGCAATCAGGCCGAGACCAGCGGTGATGTTGCCGCCGGCCTCGATCTGCACGCAATTCGAGGGCTGCAGGCTGATGGGGTCGCCAGCGGCCGCGTGCACGGACGCGTCGAACCGACGAGTCGAGCCGTCGGTGACGCCGACCACGTAGTCCGCAGCTGCGGTGGACGCGACGCCGGTGAAGGCGGTCGTGTCCATCTTGACGATGCGGAAGGGGTTGATGTCGCCGCCGGCGACGAGGTTGGGAGAGAACTGGAGCATTTCGAGTGGTTCCTTTCGCGCTTCAGCGCTTGTTCATGCGGGCGTTGATCGCCTTGGCAAACTCTTCGGGCTTGCCGGCGAACTGCTTGACGAGATCGGCCACGTTCCCGACGTCCGCGGAGCGGGGCAGGGAGGCGCGGCTCATGTCGATCTTGGTGCCGATGGGGTCGCGGGCGAACAGGTCGCGCCACGACTCGATCAGCGAGACGGGATCACGCGAGGCCTGCAGCTGCGCGACGAGGTTGTCGCGCTGGGCCTCGGGAATGCGGTACCCCTCCTGCTCCATGAGGTCGATCTCGCGGGCGAACTTCTCGCGCTTGATCTCGGCCTCGAGGCGGCCCATGCGGGCCTTCAGGCGGGCGTTCTCGGCACGGATGCTGTAGGTGCTGCGGGAAGCAATGACCTCCTCGGCCTCCTCTTCCTCGGGCGCCTCGACGTCGTGACTCTCGATGTCGATGTGGACCTGTCCGTCCTCCTCGGCCATCTCGTCCTTCTCGTCGGCTTCCTCGGCCATCTCGTCCTTGCTGTCGTCGGACTCGGCCTCGCCGAACTTCTTCTTCATCATCGCGGTGAGGTCGCCGATGGCGTTCTTCATCGCCTCGATTTCCTCGCGGATGTTGTCGGATGCCATTGAGGCCTCCTCCTTGGTGCTGGCCGGGACAAAGGTGTTGAGCCCTCCTCCGACCCCGGCAAGGTCGAAGTTGGACTTTGAGCAGGTGATCTTCTGTCCCTTGCGGGAGAAGTGGGTGTCGGGCAGCGGCCGGCGCGGGGTCTCTCGACCGAGCAGGGCCACTTCCGAGAGGTGATTCGACTCAGACCAGATCTCGGCCGACCGACGCGGGAACGCGTTGGTGGCGATGAGCTTGTCGAAGATGTCGCGGTTCACCTCCATGTCGCCGACAATGTATCCGATGCCGTTCCTCTCCTCATAGGAAAGTCGCGGGATTCGGCCGACGGCGCTCTTAGGCTCCTTGCCGTCCTTCTCGTGCATGATGACGAGCTGGGGGTAGGAGCCGCGCTCCATGTGCTTCCGCGTGCTGGCGACAATCTCCCGAAGGCGCTTGTTGTCAAAGCGCTTGAGCTCGGGGTCGTTCTCGCCGTCGTCGATGGCCGGGTCGAAGGCCATGAACAGCTCGACGGCTTCGATGGTGACCTTCTCGCCGTCCTCGTTGACAGCGTGCGATGTCTTGGCGTTCACGTTCTTGTCCTCCTTGCGTTCGAGCTCCTCGACCTTCCGCTTGGCCCACGCCTGTCCGGCGTCGCCGCCCCAGAGCAGCCAAGCGATGTAGCCGGCGCTGTCCTTACCCCAGCCTTCGCCCTTCTTGTCGACCTCGTGCCGGCTGAAGTACGAATGCATCCGGCGGACGGTGTCCGGGGACAGGTTCTTCCGGTTCTTGAGATCGCGGGCGCGGGCGACGCCGATCTCGGTGCCGCCGCGGCCGTGCTTCTCCCGCAGCTCGAGGCCGCGGGTCGCGTTGGACGCCATTTCTACCGTCGGCTTCAGGTCGATGTCCATCAGATAAATACCCGGTACGGGACCGTCGGGAGCGGGGAAAAGACCGGCAGGAGATCCTCTTGCGCCTTATCCAGCGTAAATGACACACGGATGTTCGCGTGATAGCGGTTGTCGCCGGGACGAAGAATCACGCCTTCCTCGTCCACCTGTGCCGGGATCGCACCGATCCGGTCAATCGCCACCCCTTGAACGGGCAGGACGGCAATCTCACCTCCACCGATATCGCATTCTTGCGCCACGCCGGCGGCGATCAGCGCATCGTCGAGGTCCGATTCGGTGAGTGATCGAAGGAAGTAGTCGATCATGTCGTGATGCCTCGCAGGGTTGCGTCAGCCAAGGTGCTCGGCCAGTACTTCACGGTCTTGATCGTGCCGCAGGGGAAGAACGCACCAAAGGTTGCCCGTCCGATTGCGAAGATGTCGGCAGCGGTGGTGGCCGTCAGTCCCGTTGCGGACGACGAAACCACAGAAGCTCCGTTGAGTGACACTCGCACTTCGCCCGTTGACAGCGCGGCGTCAAATGCCGCAGCAAACCGCACTTCCGTGTTCAAAGTGATCGGAACGGATATTTCCGGAGCGCCAGAAGGCCCTCTGGCTGCCGAGAAAATCGAGGTTGCGTTGGTGAAGATCTCAAAGGTCGGCAACGACGCGCTTGTTTGGAAACCAACGCGAGTCGGGAACGATGAAGCGTTGATTTTGGTGAAGGTGCCCGTGTAGAGAAGCGTGCCGTTCGTCGTGCTGTACAGCAGTCCAGCGATGTTGTTCATCACCGCCAGATCTTCGATTCTGTTCCCCGTGCTCGCGCCAGTGGGGATCAGGCTGCTTGCTCCGGTTCCGAGTTCAAGTTGAGCTCCCCAGATGTACATGACATCCGAGGTCGTGCCTGTCGGTCGGCTTACCACGTAGATAAAGACATTCACCGGACCTGTTGTTCCGGTCGTGAATGTGATCTGCACTCGCGTCCAGCCGGTCGTGCTATAAGTGAGGTTGGTCTGCGCAACAAGATCGGCGCCCGCTGTGACAGAATAAACGCGCTGCTGATTTCCTGCCGTTCCGCGAATCCAGTACGAGAACGTATAGGTGGTGCTGGCAGCAAGACCGGAGATTGACTCAAATCGCGAGCAGTAGCTCGTTGAGTTCAGCGCGACCTTTGCGGCATTGTTGGTGCCGTCTGGAGACAGAACCTCGGTTGTGTTCGGAGTAAGCGTCGTGTTTGCATTGCCTGCCCATCCAGCTTGTAGATTCGAGTACGTCGCTAGGTTGCTAGCGCTTCCCTCAATCAACAGCCCACGAGGCTGGAGCGTGACCGCGTCGTAATCGAACCGCGGCTGATTAGTCGTTGCGTATTGAATGAATCCGTTCGAGCCGACATAGGTCGGTCCGTTCAGAATTCCCGATCCGCTTGCACGGGTAAAAGTCAGACGCGAGTCGAGCACGCCGGTGGTGAAGTCAAGCGTGAGCGTCGAGCCGTCGCCCGACCGCGTCATCGCTCGACTCGCGTAGGACGAGCCGGCGATGCGCGATAGCCTTGGACGGTTCGCCCGGTTCATCAGATGGTTGCCCAGAAGGCGCCCATGTCCGGCGTGCCGCTCGACTTGAACTGCGCGGTGACGTACTGGGCGCCAGCGAGGTCGATCAGGGCGAACGCCGGCTCGACGTTCGCAGCTGCGGCGGTCGCCGGGGAGTAGAGGTTCCCGCTCGGCGTGCCGGCGACCTGCGTGATGCCGCTGAATGTGCGCGTGTTGGCGATGCTGTCGATGGTGTAGTTCGGCACCGTGCCGCTCGTGAAGGTGAGCGTCAGGTCTGCGAGCACGGTCGGCACGTACCAGAACGTGGTGCCGGCGGCCTCGAGGTACTTGCGCCAGCCGATGATGCGCATCCCGATGCCCGTCTGGGCGGTGGTCGCAGAGACGAGGAACGGCATGACGTAGAGCAGCGAGGGGCTTTCGCCGTTGACCGAGGCGCTGTTGACGTCAAAGAGCAGGCCGGTGGACGGCGCGGTGGACGTCAGGACGGCGTTCGCGGCGGTGTAGGTCGAGGCGACGGACGCCGCGGTGACCTTGCGGAAATTCTGCTGGGGGGTCGTGATCGGGGGCATGTCAGATTTCTCCTCGGCGCTTCATGTCGAGCGCGATGGCGACTGCTTGGTCCTGCGGCTTCCCCTCGGCGATGAGGGTGCGGATCTTGTTGCTGACCGCCTCGTCGGAGGCGGCCATGAGCTTGAGGCCGGCCTTCTGTTCCTCGGTCTCCTCGAGCTCGTTGGCGGCCATCTTGTACCGGGTGGCGAGCTGCTCGAGGCGCTTGCGGAGGCCGCCGGCGGTCACGGTGTCGTCGAGCGCGTCCTGCGCGGCCTTGATCCACTTGCGAGCGCTCTCGCGGTCGCCGCGGCTGATGGCCTGCTCGGCTCGGTCGACGTTCATGGCGACGGTCTGCTGGGCGCTCATGGTGGCCTTCGCGCCGGGGCGGGATGCCATGAGCACTGTGGCCTTCATCACCTTCTCCGGGCCGCCTCCCTGTCCCTTGAACCACCCCTTCTTGAGCATGGCGTCGGCCCACTGGCGTGCTGCGCTCTCGGTGGCGAACAGGAGATCGTCCTCAATCGTGACCGGCGGTCCGCCGAGGTACTGGTCCTTGCCGAGCTGCTTGGTGTAGGCCACGCGCCACTTGTAGCCGGCCTTGCGCTGCACGTCGGTCATCGCCATCTCGGCCCTCGCGCCGGGGCGGGAGAACCTGTTCGGCATTTCGCGCTTGAACAGGCTGACAGCTGCGTCAATCGCGGTATGCAACGCGATGACGCGATCCCGCGTTTCCGGATCGGTTGATCCGGGGTCCTTGATCGCCTTCAGCTCGGCGACGTATTTTTCGAGCTGCGCAGCTTGAGCCTGCAACATCTTGGCCTGCAGCTTTGCTTCGCCCGCCGCGTATGGGGCGCTACGGAGCAGATCGGCGGTGTGCGACACGAACCAATTTCCGAACTTCGCCTTGTTGCCGGTGCGGCTCGCGTTGACCTTGTCGAGCACGAGATGCCCGTTGCCGACCCACAGCTTGCCGTCGAGCTGGTAGTCGAAGAACGTGCCCCACGGCGTGTCCTGCATGCTGATGTCGGTGACCTTGTAGGTCTGCCCCTTCTTCATGCCCTGCGCGGCGACGCGGGAGACGACGGTATCGCCGACCTTGTATCGGCTGTCCATCGCCATCTCCGACTTGCCGTGCTTCGATCTGCTGACAAGCTGGCTGACGGTGTCGAGCAGGCTCTTGGCGTTGCGGTGGCTCCAATTGACGTCCGCGCCGGCCCAGATGAACATCTCGATGGGAATGTCGTCGCGGACGGCGGTGTCCTTGTTGTAGGCCGAGCGCAGCAGCGTCGCCCGATCCCCGCGCTGCGCGTATTCGAGGATGTTCTCGAGGCCGCCGGCGTCGTCCTCGAGCATCTCCTTCGTCTGCGGATTCTTCGCCTGCGCGGCTTCGCTCCGACGGCGCTTGATCGCCTTCTTGAGATCGCTCATCGCCGCGCTCGAGGGCGTGCGCTGGGCCTGAATGTAGTCGATGGCGGCGCGATACTTGTCGGGCGCGTCACCCCAGATGCCAAACGTCGCCTTCGCGGCGATGCCGAGACGGGACGCGATTTCCTTGCCGGTGTTGCTCATGGTGTTCATCGTAGCGTTGCCTCCTGTGATTTCCGCTGTCAAGCGTTCACGAAGCCCGGATCGGGCATCAGCCGTTCGTCCAGAACCGTCTGCATCGGCGCGTTGTGCCGGCGGATCGCCGCGTAGTCGAGCGTGCCATTCGGCCGCGTCCACCCCTCGTCGAGCGCCATCGCCGCCGGCACGGGGATCAGCGTGCAGCGGCAATTGAAGCCGCAGGGCGGCGCGATGCCCATGCGGTCGAAGTCTGCCATCGTCCCCACGTAGCCGTCGAGCGCCAGATGGGTGGCGCGGGTCCGGGGGTCCTTCGTCGCCGAGTACTGCACCAGCGGCACGAACGCCTGCACGCGCTCGTCGCGCAGGATCTCGGCGGTGCCCTCGGTGAGCGCCCGGTTCGTGTTGGTCCGCAGGACGGTCTCCAGCCGGGCCGTCGACAGCTCGGTGCCTGTCAAGACCTGCGCGGTGGTGACGAAGTCGCCGAGGTTCAGCATCCGGATCTTCTTGCCCACCACCGACTTGCGGGGCTTCTCCTCGATGACCTGCGCGATGAGCTCTTGCACCTGCCGGGTCTGCTGGGCGTTCATGGCGGTGACGAAGAACGTCCCGTCGGTGATCCGCTTGACCTGACTGATGGCGCCGTCCGCCGGCCGGGTAACGCCTCGGAGCAGGGCGTCGAGGATCGGCGACCGCTTCCGCATATCCGGGAGGGCGTTCTGGCGCTCGTGGTCGGTCACGTCGCCGGCGCTGCGGCCGGCGGCCTCGACGAGCAGCTCCCAATCGCCCCGGCTGACGGGCACGCGCCGGCGAAACCAATCAGTGATCGGCTTCATCCACTTCGTTCCGAAGCCCTCGAGGGAGAGCGGGACGTCCCGGTCGAACGTCATCGCCTGCCCGTCGGTGATGAGCCCCTCGAGCTCCTTGACGGGGATCTTTGCCTTCTGGGTGGCGTCCTCGGCCCCGAACAGCCACGAGGCGAACAGGAGGCCCGCCGCGGCCTCGTGGAAGGCCGCCCACTCGGCGGCGTCGTCCTGCCCTCGGACCTGCGCGGCGACGGCTCGGCGGTACGACTGCTGCGCTTCCCGCAGGACCGTCCGCAGGTGCTTGTCGAGCTCGGCGCGTGTCATCGGCGCTTCTTGCGGACGGCGACCACCTTGGGTGCCTGCGGGGCGGGTTCCTGACCCTCCGGGGCATCATTTCCCATGCCCAAAATCTTGGACAGGGGATTGTTGGAGCTTGCAATTGACTGCGCGGCAGTAGTACCGCCAAGGATCGCATCTCCATCGTTCGGCTCGGTCAGACCGAGCAATTCTCGCACGGAGCGTTCGCTCACACGACCACCGATTGCAATGAAGTCACGGATGGCAGCCATCTGTTCCTTCACATCGGGACGAGAAGGAGCAAACACAAACCGGATATCACGGGCCTCCTCCTCGCTGGCGCCGAGCATGCCGGCAATGACGCGCACGAGATCGGTCGTGAGGCTTTCGGCGAGGGCGTCGGCGTGATACCGAATGACGCGGGAGAGGGTGTCGGCGTGCAGGTCGGCGACGCCGGACCCGAGGCCCGTGCTGCCGGCCTCGCTCGAGAGCGACTGCCCGAGGATCGCCTCCTTGAGCTTCCCCGACAGCCAATTCACGAGGTCCATGAAGATCGAGGCGCGGCCGGCGTTCGCGTCCTTGATGTCGATGTCGTAGAGGCTCTCGTTCGGTCCCGTGCGCGGGAGCACGACCGAATTGTCGTTGACGAGGTTCTGCAGGACCGTCAGCATCTCCGACTTGGCGGCGTCGTTGCCGGACGGGTAGTAGCCGACGCGGATGCCGAGGGCGTAGCGCTCCGCGTAGGCAGCGGCGTTCTGCAGGATCTCCTGCTTGAGCAGCCAGATGTACCAGCAGACGTCGCGGGCGCCGACGCCGCGGTAGATCGCCTCGGAGGTGTTGGGGTCGATGAAGTTGGGCGCGGTCGTGAAGACGCGGTGCAGGACGATGGCGCGGCGCTCGTTCTCGTCGAACAGGTGCACCAGCGAATCGAAGCCGAGGTCGGTGACGCTGGGCTCGTTGATGTACGCGCTGCCGACGCGCATGGCGAGGTTGCCGACTTGGTCAAAGGCCAGCGTGTCCGAGGCGAGGGGCTGCCACTCCTTGATGCGAACGCCGAGCTTCGGGTCGCGCTCGTAGACGATGTTGGCGGCGCTGCAGCCGTACCAGACCGCCTCGTGCAGCGCCCGGAACAGGTCGCTGCGTCGCGGTGCGTTGTCGATGATCGCGGAGATGCGTTCGGCCAGCGCGACGAGGCGCGGGTTGTCCTCGTCCTTTGCGAGCACGTTCCACTCGAGGCCGCCGAGCGTGACGAGCAGCGACCGCAGCACGCCTTCGATGTCTGCGTCCGCACGCATCATCGCTTGGTAGTTCGGGTCGAGCCGGTACGCGAGGCTCGAGTTGCGCAGCATCAGGCTGGCGGTGCGGAAGAACGACCGCTGCACTTCGACGGGCAGCGCGAGGGGGCTGGTGAGCTTGCGCTCGATGGGCGCCGGGAGCGGCTTCCTCGGCCGGCTCTTGGGCGGGAGGCCGGTTCCGGGCACGGCGTTGGGCATGATGGGATTCTGGCCCTGTGCCATCAGCGCCTTCGCCTTTCCGGATTGTGCGCGTCGCGTCATGGCGCAAAGTCTACCGCTGTCATCCGAACATCCTGCGACGCATCGGACGCGAATCGAAGATCCGGCCCGGCGAGGCGTTCACGGTGACGGCGCCGCCGGCGGTCATGATCGTGCCCGCCGCAGCTGCCGCGCACAGGTCGACGACGCAGTCGACGGTGTCATCGTGGGCGCCGGCTGGGAAGGCGAGCATCTCCTCGACGACCACGGCGAAGGCGGGGTCGACCTGCCCGTCGGTCCCCTTGGGCAGTGACAGGCGGCCCTGCTCGACGAACGGCTGGCTGCCGGCGGCGCGGAGGTGCTTGTCGGCGGTGCGCTCGACGGCGACGAGGGGCTGCCGGCACTCGGACCGGAACTGGTCGAAGACGCCTTTCTGGGGGCCGTTGGCCTCGGCGAAGACCATCTGGCATCCGCGGCGCTCGACGAGCTCGCGGGCCATGCGCTTGAATTCGGGGAAGCTCTCGCGGACCCGGAGGATGTCGGTCAGGTAGGCGCGGCGATCATGGTCGATCTCGGCGACGATGCAGACGCTGTAATCGGGGTCGTCGCGCTCTTGGCGCTTGCGTCCGTAGCCCCAATCGACCGCGGCGATGGTCTTGCTGCCGATGGGGATGTCGCCGCGGCTGTGGTACTGCAGCCATTCGGGGCGGAAGATGAGCAGGTCGGTCGAGATCGGGACCAGCTCGTAGGCGCGGGCGTAGGCCATCGGGCCCATCTTGCCGCGCCAGTAGGCGAGCACCTCGGGCGTGAAAACCTCGGGCCACGGGCTCTCGAGGCCGCGGCACGGCCGGCGGTAGAGGGTGCCGTCGGCGGTGCATTCCCGGCGCCAGTCGGCGGTCAGGTCGTCGGTGTGGAAGGGCGTCGCGGTGCGCCAGAGGCGGCTCTTGTGGGCGGCCGACGGGTCGAGCATCGGCAGCCAGACATTCGCGTAGGCCTCCTTGACCTGCCCGCGCAAGGCGGGCTGCAGCACGGAGTTACGCAGGTCGCAGATGTCGTCGAACCACTCGATGTCGGCGCGGCCGCCGGTGCGACCGAAGATGCCGGCGCCGTCGACGGTCGGGTCGCGCTGGGGCGGCATTCCCTTGGCGACGACGCTCCACGCGGTCAGGGTGTTCTCGCCGGGCTTGAGCTCGACGTGGGGGAAGATCAGGCGGAACAGCGGCAGCTGAACGATGTCGCGCATGAAGCGGGTGCTTCTCGTGGCTTGGTCGTCGTTCTGGCTGATGACCTTGACGCGCAGGTTCGGGCGGTGCCCGATGAACCACGGCGCGAGGTAGGCGAGGGTGCTGGTCTTGGCATGGCCGCGGGGCAGCTCGGCGTACCACGAGGTGTGCCCGAGGGCGTGCGCCAGCAGGCCGCGCTGCAGGTCGGAGACGGACCTGCCGAGGCAGAGGGCGATGAAGGCGACCGGGTTCTCGCGGGCGGCGTTGATCGCGTAGGTGCGCTTCGAGCGCCCGAGGGCGGTCAGATCAACGGGGGCAGGTTCGGGGGCGGGGTGCGCTTCGTCTGCCGGCTCGAGCTGGAGGGCTTCTTCGAGGTCTTGCACGCGGCGGGCTTTCTGGGCTTGCGGGTCGGGGCGGGCTTGGCCGCAGGCGCGTCGGCAGGCTCGAGGGGGGTCTCGGGCGCCTCGATGGCCTCGGGCGCCACGTGGGGCAACGCCGGCGGCCTGCTCGGGCGGCTGGCGAGGCTGCGGGCGACGGCTTCGAGCTGCTGGTCGGAGATGGCCTCCATGAGCTCGAGGCGGTCGGTGGCCTGCCCGGCGTCGAGGCGCTGCATCCGGTCCTCCTCCTTCGCGGCGTCGAGAGTAAGGCGCTCGATGGCGAGGAGGGTGGACGAGGCGCGTGCGACGTCGCGGGCCTTAGCGTCCGGGTTGGCGAGGATGCGGGAAGCTCGGCCGACGATGGCGCCCTTGATGACGGGGTCGATGACCCAGCCGGCGCGGATCGCGGACATGACCATGCGGAGGTCGTTGCGAGGCCTCCCCTCACCCTCCCAGCGGGACGGGTCTACCGGGTGTTGCATCGTGTCTCCTGTCGCATCTTACGCGCTCATGCCGGGTTGCGGGTCGCCTTCTGTCCGGTGAGGGTTTCCCACCGGCGGACGATGACGTCGACGAACCGGGGGTCGAGCTCCATGCCGTAGGCGGTGCGTCCGAGCTGCTCGGCGGCCATGAGGGTGGTGCCGCTGCCCATGAACGGGTCGTAGACGGCGGCGTCGCGGGCGCTGCTGTTCTGCATGAGGTAGGCGAAGAGGGCGACGGGCTTCATGGTCGGATGGTCCTCGCTCTTTGCCGGGCGGTCGAAGTACAGCACGGTGGTCTGCTTGCGGTCGCTGTTCCACAGGTGCGCGGCGCCCTCGGTCCAGCCGTAGAGGGCGGTCTCGTGCTGGCGCTGGACGGTCTCGGTGAGCTCGGCCGGCTCGGGGGTCTTGGCCCCGTACAGGCAGGGCTCGTGCTGCCACTGATAATCCTGCCGGCCCATCACGAGGGCGTTCTTCACCCAGATCAGGCACTGGCGGGTGCGCTGGCCGCAGTCGCGGGCGGCGGCTCGGAAGTTGAATCCCTCGCTGTCGGCGTGCCAGATGTACCACGCGGCGCCGGGCTTGAGGGCCTTGAAGGCGGGCGCGAGGGCGTCCTTGAGGAAGGCGCGGAACTTCTCGTCGGGCATGGAGTCGTTCTTGATCTTCATGCCCGTGCCGCCCTCGTAGTCGACGTTGTACGGGGGGTCGGTGAGCAGGAGGTCCATCTTGGCGCCGGCGAGGAGGCGGTCGACGTCGGCGGGCTTGGTGCTGTCGCCGCACAGGATGCGGTGCCGGCCGAGGGCCCAGAGGTCGCCGGGCTTGCTGATCGGGTCCTCGGGGACCTCGGGCATCTCGTCCTCGGTGACCTTGGGGCTGACGGCGCAGTCGAGCTCGGCGAGGTCCTTGGCGTCGAATCCGGTCGCGGCGAGGAGGTTCTCGTCCTCGATGGCGATGGCGGCGAGCTGCTCCCGGAGGGCGGCGTCGTCCCATTCGGCGAGCTCGGCGGTGCGGTTGTCGGCGATGGCGAAGGCGGTCGCCTCGGCGCCGATGAGGTTGGTCCGGACGGCTTTGACGGTCCGCCAGCCGAGGGCCTTGGCGGCGGCGAGGGTGCCGTTGCCGGCGACGACCACGCCGCGGGCGTCGACGACGATGGGCTTCTGCTGGCCGAACCGGGCGAGGCTGCCCTTGATGGCGTCGAGGTTGCGCTCGGGGTGCCGGCGGACGTTGGCGGGGTCGAAGGCGAGGGTGTCGACGGCGATGTCCTCGATGGCCATCGTCAGGCCGGCCTCGAGCTCGGCGGCGGGCTTCTTGCTCACTTGGCGGCTCCCTTGGCGCGGGTGCCGGGCTTGCGCTTGGGGACGAGGACGAGGTCGTAGCCGGCGAGGTCCGCGAATTGGATCGCGGTCTGGAGGGACGGCGCTCGCTGGCCGGTGCTCGTGGTCGGGTCGGCGAGGAGGCACTCGGCGGTGTGCTGGGTGCAGATGCCCTCCTCGACGGCTCGGCGAACGAAGGCGTATCGGCTCATGCCGTGGTCGGCGAGGCGGGTGGTGATGGCCCCCTTCCACGCGACGTGGTCTGTCATCGAGATGCGCTTGGTCATGATCGTAGGGTACGCGATTTCCGGCGGCTGTCACGAGGCGGTTGCGAATTCCTCGGCGGCGATCCTGCCGCGCCAGACGGCGGCGATGTTTCGGACCGCCTTGTCGGCGAGGTCGTTGCGGAGGGAGACGGTCGGGGAGTCGCCGCCTTGGGTATGGTCGCGCCACCAGCGCCACCAGAGCTCGTGGGCCTCGTCTGGGTTGAGGCCCTTGGCCTCGACCTTGGCGATGACGGTGGCGCGTTCGGTGCAGATGCGCTCGGTGGCGTCGGCGACGGCGTCGGCGAGCACTTCCTCGACGGTGACCGGGAATCGGCTTCCGTCGTCGAGCTTGCGGAAGAGGTCGCCGGCCTCGGCCCGCTCGAGCTTGGTCGCCCACGCCGGCGTCGCCTTGGCGAAGCGCTCGGCCATCGCCCTGTCCGGCTTCCATTCCCTGACTGCCTTCTTCCCCCCCCCAATGGTGCGGGTCGCGGTCGGGGCTTCCTTGGCGGGGGGTAGGGGGGTGGTATCTCTGGTTGTGGTTGTGGTTGTAGTAGCCATCAATTCGCCATTGGCGTTGCCATTGGCAGGGCTATTGGCGTTGCCATTGGCGACCCCATTCCCGCGTCCCCAGCGGGCCTCGGCGCCTCGGCGTCCGTTCTCGGCGGCGGTGGTGTGTCGCTCCTGCACGCGTGCTCGCTCGCGCTCCATGCGCGGGTTGATGAGGGTGGCCATTGGGGTGGCCATTGGCCCTGCCATTGGCGTTGCCATCGAGGTGAAGCGGCCTCGGACAGCCTGCCAGTCGGCCTCGGTCATCGGGCAGCGCGTCAGGGCGGCGCAGGCGTCGCGGTCGTCCGGCACGCTGCCGTTGGTCCATGCGTACATCAGCAGCTGGGTGTAGGCCCATCCCTGTGTCGGCGTCATCGTTGCCGTGCTGACGAGGAAGTCGGTCGGGTACATCGGGAACCAAGGTGTCGACATCGTTGTGTCTCCGTGGGACCGGGGCGGGGCGGGGAGCGGGTGCAAGCTGACCCGCCCCGCCTCCGGTTGTCGAGATGTTGAGCAGTTGCACCCGCTCGTGACGCGCAGGATACCGACTGTCGCGCTTGGCAGCAAGCCTGCGCTGACGTAGGATGTCGGCGCTCGCTTGCGACCCGGCGCCGCTGTCATGTCGACGGTGGCGCCGGGCTCTTTCACCAACGAACGAGCCCCGGCCATTACAGCTCGGGGCTCGCTTCCGGGGGCAAGGTTGCGGGCGGCGAAGGCTTGCCCATCGGGTTCGCAGTGCCGGCCCGCGCAATGATCCTACCGCCTTGCAGGGGAAATGCAAGAGCTCGGTCGAAATTTCTGCCCTTCGCCCTTGACGGGTATCGGTCGCCCGTTTACCGTGCCCGCGTCGAGCACGTCGCTCGGCCCGTGCCGCCCGGCTGGCGGCGCAAGGAGCACACGAATGGATCGTGATTTCTCGAAGCCCACGTCGCGGCGCGTCAGCGTCGACGAACTACCGGAGGACGTCCGCGAGCAGCTCGCCGGCATCCGGGCGGCCGCCCCGAACCGGATCTGGCTGGTCGTCCCTGTTGCCGTCGTCGAGCGCCTCGATGACAAGGACGCCGGCGTGACGGAGGAATTCTGGCGGGTGCACGCGTATGTCGGCGGCGACCTTGATCGCCCGGTCAGCCTGTTCTCGTCCCGCGTCGAGGTCGGCGTCGGCGACGATGCCCGGTCGGTGTCGGTCGACTTCACCGAGCTGATGATCCGGGTGGTCGAGGAGACCTGCCGCATCATGGACATGCTGAAGGAGGACCGCCATGAGGGCTGAACTTCCCCCGATGGTCGGATGCGTCGTCGTGACGCTGCGCGAGAACGAGGATCGGCTCCTCCTGAAGTCGGCCGACGGCGACATCCAGATCGAGGTTCATCCGATCTCGATGTGCCGTGCGAAGGTGGTCGTCCGGGCCCCGAAGTCGGTCGAGGTTCGCCGGCAGAAGGCAGGTGACGAATGAGGCGCCGCGTTCGCCGTTCGACCGAGGCGTCGGTGTCTCGGCTGTTCGACCTGATCTCGGAGCTGCATCTGGGCGGCTGCCCGACCCGGCAGGAGCTCGCGGTCCGCTGGCGCTGCACGCCGCGGGCGGTGTCGCACCTGCTGGCGACCGCTCGGGAGCGGTTCGGCGTCCGCATCGAGGCGGATGTCTCGCTGGCTGCTCGGGGCTATCAGCTCGTCGACTCTGGGGTCTTTGACGCCGCTGCCGTGGCGAGGAGGGTCGCATGAACCTCTTCGATGCTGCCGAGGCTGATCGCCGGAAGGAGGAGGGGCGCCAGCGGGCTGCCGCGGCGAATCCGTGGCTGCTGGCGACCGCGCAGCGCTGCGCTCGCCGGGTGGCGGAACGGCTGGGCTCGGTCTCGATGGACGACGTCGCGCTCGAGCTGGCGAGCGCCGGCGAGGACGTGTCTCGGCTCGGGAACGCCGCCGGCAGCGTGTTCCGCGGCGAGGAGTGGGAGTGGACCGGTCAGGTAGTCCGCAGCGCCCGTCCCTCGACACACGGCCGGATGATCCGGGTCTGGCGCCTGCGCGGCGCGGGAGGTGCCTCGTGACTGACGAAGGCATCGTGGAGGTGCTTCGCCGGCTGGCGGAAACGCGCCGGCGGGGGCACAGCGTCCACCCGTCCATCCTGCGGGCGGCGGCGGACGAGATCGGCTCGCTCCGGGAGGACATCGCGTTGACGCACGAGGACCTGCAGGAGCTCGGGGCTCGCCTCGAGCGGCTTCGGCAGGCGGTGCTGCGCGTCGTCGACCGGCAGGCGCTGGAGTCGGGTGCTCCGGGGAACGCTCCGGGGCACCGTCACCAGCATCCGCCCCGCTGGGATGGCTCCGAGGACGTATGCGAGTGGTGTTTGAATTGGTCCGACATGACGAAGGAGGCTCGTAATGACGATTGACGTGCTGGAACGCCTGCGGGCGTGTCGGGTGACCGACGTTCAGAAGACCTACGACGAGGAGACGAAGTCGACCTTCGTCGAGGCGACGGTGGCGTTCCGCTGCTGGTCGGGCGACCCCAACGGGGCCGCTGGCATCATGCTCGGCGACGCTGCGCAGGAGATCATTCGCCTGCGCCTCGAGCGCGATAGGGCGCGGCTGGAGGTGTGCAACCTCACCGGCGGCTGGGTCACTCGATACGGGCGAGAACCACAACGCCTTGCTGCCGAGCGCGGCTGGGATTACCTGTTCAAGGAGGACGGGAAGTGACACGAACCACCCGCAAAATCAAGCCTGTGGTCATGCTCCAGACCGCGCCGAAGGAAACAAAGGCGCTCGCTGCCGTCGTCGGCAAGCTCGCCGCGCACGCCGACTACGACCGCGTCGCTATGGAATGGCACGGGCCGAAGGCGGTCGAGATGGCGAAGCGCGGGCGCAGCCTTCGTGAGCTCGCACGCGCCACGGGCCTGTCGACCACCTACCTGTCGCTGGTGGCGAACGGTCGCCAGCGCATCAGCCTGTACGCCATGCACGCGCTGCTGTGTCAATGCGAGGGGATGCAGCCATGAGCGATCTCGTCCACCGACTGCGTCTGATCGTGGCCGAACCGGAGGCTTGGTGCAAGACCGACGTCGAGTACGTCGAGGATGCGGCCGACGAAATCGAACGCCTTCGCGCCGAGTGTGATCGGCTTGCCATGCGGAACACGCATCTGGTCTTGGAATGCGAACGCCTGAACGGCAATCTCGCCGAGGTGAAAACGCGAACCGTCCGGCTTCTCTCGCAGCTACAGGAATTCGAGGCGAGGGAGCAATGAGCGACATGATCTTGCTGGCCGACGGGTTTGAGGATGCGTTCATCGGCATCGGCACCCAGTTCAACCGCCACTTTGCGATCTACGACCGCGAGGCATGTATCAAGGTCCTGATGGATAGGGACGGCATGAGCAAGGAGGACGCTGAGGATTTCTTCAATTTCAACGTCGTCAGTGCATTGGTCGGTCATGGCGCACCGGCCTTCGTTCGCCGCATGGTGATCGAGGATGCCAGTGACGTAATCGACGAAATGCAGGAATTGGATGGGAAGGAACAATGAGCGATCAGCTACCTGCTGACATAACGCACGATGCGCTGGTCTCGGCGCTCGAGGCCAATCGGGCCTTGCGGGCCGAGCGTGACCGTGCGCTTGCCGAACGGGATGACGCCCGGCGAAGCGTGTGCTTCCTCATGGCTGCCGGCGTTGATCGGGTGTACCAGTACCACCACGGGAACTTCTGCTGGCAGGCATGGCTCGGGCAGCACGACGCGCTGGACGTCGCCAAACGCCTGCGCTGGGACTGCTTTGACCGAAAGGACCCCCAATGATCGAGACCTTGCTGATCCTCGTGCTCGTGCAGCTCTGGCTGACCGACCGAACCATTCGCCGGCTGGCCAGTCGCCTCGAGCGCTTCGTGGAATTCCCGTGGCGCCCCGAACCGCCTGCGGCGACGGCCGTCCGGCGCGAGCTCTACCGGGGGGAGGGATGACCGACGCCTTCCTGATTCTCCGGCAGCGTCTGCTGGCCGGCGGGGCTGGCGAGGTGCGTGTCCCGGCCGCGCTCCTCGCTCGGCTGCTTGACGAGGCCTCGGTGCTTCAGGGAGAGCGGGATGCCGCCTTCCGGCGCCTCGAGCACGTCGAGCGCCAGCGGCAGGGCTGGGAGGCGCATCTGCGCAGGGTCCTTGCTGGTAATCTTCCAGCTGATCTCGCCGATGACCACCGAGAAGCCCCGTCCCCGTCGCGCCCCGCTCAACGCCGAAACCGTGCAGGCGATCCGTCTGTGCAAGTCGCAGGGCATGAAGCAGTCGGTGATCGCGGCGCGGTTCGGCGTCAGCAACGCGGCCGTCAGCCTGATCGTCCGGGGACTACGACGCCGTGAGAAGCCCTGACGCACGATCCTTCTTCGTGCATGGCCTGCCCGCGACGCAGGGCAGCAAGCGGCTCGTCCGCCTTCGGAACGGTCGCTCGGTGATGATCGAGAGCTCGAAGCATCTCGGGGAGTGGCGGCAATCCATCGCGATGATGGCACGCGGCGCCGAGGTGCCGCTGCACGAGGTCGACGTGCTCGTGAGCATTCAGGCGATCTACCTGCGCCCCGAGTCGCACTTCAAGCGCGACGGCTCGCTGCGCAGCTCGGCTCCTCCTCGCCCCGGCTACGCCGACTGCGACAAGCTCGCCCGCGCCGTGTGCGATGCGCTCGCCGGCATCGCGTACCGGAACGACCGACAGGTCGCCCTGCTCGCGGTCGAGCGGATGTGGGCCGATGACGAGGCGCGTCCCGGCGCGTACATCTCCATCGCGCCGGCGCCGCCCGTCGGCGTCTGGGGATACTGGAAAGGCGCTTGACGTCATCGCGCTCGTAGGGTATCGTCGTGGGGGTGGTGGCAATCGTTGCCGCCGATCTCGCCATTGACGGAGTAGGACCCGTGGAAATCACCTCTATCGCTCGGTATGACCAGTCGAAGATCGACTTGGTCGCTCGCACCATCTGCAAAGGCGCCTCGAACGACGAGCTGTCGTTGTTCATCGCCATCTGCGAACGCACGGGCCTCGACCCGTTCGCTCGGCAGATCTACTCCATCGAGCGCTGGGACTCGCAGCTCGGCCGGAAGGTCCGGCAGACGCAGGTCTCCATCGACGGCGCTCGACTGACCGCGCAGCGGTCCGGTGAGTACGCGGGGCAGGACGGACCGTACTGGTGCGGTCCCGACGGCGTCTGGCGCGACGTGTGGACCGAGGATTCGCTTCCGTTCGCCGCGAAGGTCGGCGTGCTGCGTCGCGGCTTCGCGCAGCCGTTGTACGCGGTCGCCGTGTTCTCGGAGTACCAGCAGACGACCAAGGACGGCAAGCTCACGCGGATGTGGTCGCAGATGCCGACGCTGATGATCGGCAAGTGTGCCGAAGCTCTGGCGTTGCGAAAGGCCTTCCCGGCCGAGCTCTCGGGTCTGTACACCGCGGAGGAGATGGGGCAGGCGGACGCCGGCGAGGCGCCCGTCCCGGTCCCGGTCGCCGTCCCTCGGGAGATGGCGGCCGCGGCGCTGCCCGCCCCGGCGCCGGCGGTCCTCGAGGCCGAGGTGGTGGCGTCGAGCTCGGTGGAGTCGGCCCTGCAGGCGTCGTCGGCCAAGCCTCGCAAGGGCAAGGCGCCGGCCAAGGCCAGCGAGGGGCACCTGCGCAAGTGGCCGGAGACCGGGACCGACGTCGTCGTCGCCGAGAAGGTGGTCGACCGCGGGAACAGCATCTCGGCGGTCCTGTGCTCGCACGCGACCGACGGCCGGCAGTGGGTGTCGGTCGGGCCGGACCTGATCGCCTCGGTGAAGCTCGACGTCCCGCTGGAGATGGATTGGCAGTGGGACAAGGCGGGCTTCTTCCGCGCCACCCGCATCAAGCCCGCCCCGGCGCCGGCGGCGGTCGCCGACGACGAGGTTCCGTTCTGACGTTCCCCAGCTGAATCAAAGGAGAATCCCATGAGCCTGTACGCCATCAAGACCGAATTGCTGTCCCTCACCGACGCCGCCATGCTGCACGGGCACGACTCCCCGGAGCTCGAGCAGGCGTTCGCCGAGCACCGTGCCGCGCTGGTCGGCGCCTTCGAGGCGAAGGCCGACGACTACGCGGCCCTCGTGCGCGTCTGCGAGACCCGCGCTGCGGCCCGGCGCGAGGAGGCCGAACGCATGAAGCAGCTCGCCGACGACGACGAGCGGCTCGCCGAGCGCCTGCGCTCGACGCTGCTCGATGCCATGCAGGTGACCGGGCTGCAGAAGGTCGAGACCGAGCACTTCCGGCTGGCTGTCCGCCGGAACGGCGGAAAGATCCCGGTCGTCATTCAGGACGAGGCCTCGATCCCGGTCGAGTACCGGGTCCCCAAGGTGACCGAGGTCCTTGACCGGGACGGAATCCGGGCGGCCCTCGAGGCCGGCACGGCGGTCCCCGGCGCGGTCCTCGGGGAACGGGGCAGCCGGCTGGACCTGAAGTAACGCGCCTACTCCGGGGCCGAGGGCGCCCGCCGGCCCTCGGCCCTGTTTCCAAGGCCCCCATAACGGCTGGATCATCTTTTTTGCAATCTGGGGAGAATCATCTGCTTCCTGCCTTGCGCCTACGCCGACATAGGGTAATGTACCACCCGTCGGGCAAGTCGCCCGCACCGAGGCCGCCGGATGCGGCAGCAGGAGAGCAAGATGACCAAGACCAACATTAACCTGATCGTGAACGGCACCAAGGCCTACACCCGCAAGACGACCGGCCGCCCCTACACGCACGCGCTGGTGATGCACCGCGACGGGAAGTGGTCCATCATGTCGTGCTCGAGCAAGGGCCCGGCTCCGCTGCAGAGCATCATTAATGGCGCTGCAGAGTACCGTAACTATCTGGCTGCTCGAATCGCCAATGAGCCCGGAAGTGTTTATGTCGACTCGTGGCGATCCTCGGTCGCTTTCGCCGATGCCGCCGAGTACCGGATCGTCGCAATCATCGACAACACCATCACCGTGAACGCCTGACCTCGCCGGGGGGCCGGCACGTCGCCGGCCCCCTCACTCACCACCCCCAGCAAGGAGCCCCCAATGAAGACCGCCAAGACCACCCGCAAGCCCCGCACCGTCGCTGATCTCGCCGCCCGCCTCGAGACGTCCATCGAGGCGCTGGCGACCGCCAAGCCCGCCAAGGCCCGCAAGGCGCCGCGCTTTGACCGCAAGCACACGGGCCCGGCAGCGCCCGCCCGCAAGGCCAAGCTTGCGCCGGCGCCCGCCCCGGCGCCCGTCGAGCCGGCCCCCGTCGCGCCTGCTCGGCGCATGAGCCTCGTCGGCGCCGCCGTCGTCATTCTGCAGCGCGACGAATGCCAGCTTCCCGTGCGCGAGATCCTTCGTCGCATCACCGAGAGCGGCCTGTGGTCGAGCCCGGCCGGCAAGACCCCGGAGCAGACGCTCTACTCCGCGATCATCCGCGAAATCGCCACCAAGGGCACCGATGCCCGTTTCCGCCGCGGCGACCAGCGCGGCGCCTTCCTCGCCGCCTGAACAGGAGACCACCCATGCCCAGCACCATGACCACCACCATCGTCCTCTCCCCCGAGCAGGAAGTCGCCCTGTCCGCCATCCTGTCCGTCGCCGCGCAGGCGCTGGCCTCGGAGGCCGCCGCCAACGAGCGGCACCTCGAGCGCCTCGTGCAGCGCTTTCAGGGCGGCGACCCGTACATGGCAATCCCGGAGGCGGCTGCCCGCCAGCGTGAGCTCGAGGAGCTGCTCGAGCACCTGACCGCCTTTCGGCGGGTCGTCCGCAGCTCGCCGGCGCCGTCGGCGCCGCCGGCCGACGAGCCGCCAGCATGGATGGCCGGCCTGCCGGTTGAGCTCGACTGACGCTGTCCCCCAATCCTCCGCTGCCGCCGCCCCGCGCCCACGACGGACGCCGGGGCGGCGGTCTTTCCTGCCCCGCTGAGCGG